TGCTGGTCGGTTATTTCACGGGCTATTTCCTCACAGGCATACCAGACCTCTAACATATCAGCCCGTTTAAAATTTAAATCTTCCGTAGGGGCTTAGATAGAACTCTGTAATATCCTCTTGGTTAGGTGGGAATGCCTCTACCCATTCACTTATAGCATCTATCAATAAATCTCGGTCGCCTGTCATTCGGGATAAATTCTGATAGAATACTTTGTCATCCCAGTAGAACAAGTGTACGTCTCCCAGTGGGTTTTCTAAGTCGGAAATTTCTAATCCATCTTCCGCTAGTAACTGCTCACAGGTTCGGATTTGAGCAAAGATTTCTTGTAATTCACTGGTTGACAGTGTTTCTAGATACGAGAGGTAAGTAAACATAATCGGTTTCCTTGTAATGTCACTATTACAGCAGTTTTTTTCGGGACTGTCAAGGGTTAACTTGGTTAAATTTTGGTTAACCCTGAGTTAAGGTTAGTCTAAGGAATCTTCATCTTCATCCTCATATTCATCTTCATCCTGCTGGTCGGTTATTTCACGGGCTATTTCCTCACAGGCATACCAGACCATGAGGTTATAAAACGAATCTAGACTTTCTAACATATCAGCCCGGCTAAAAGAGGAAATCATTTTAGCCACGTTGGTATAGCCCAATTGTTTCGCTTGTTCAACTGCATATTTCCAGATTGAAACCCCGTACTTTTCCCATAACTTAACACAGTCCGATGTATAGGATATATAGGGAAAACCCATGTCTGCTCCGTAACTTGCAATATCTTTAGCATACTCGTAAAGATTTTCCTCAAACCATTCTTTAAATTCTCTCATTTTTTTTTTCCTCGTTGGTTGGTATGTGTCCATTATGGCATTTTTTCGGGGGTCTGTCAAGGGTTAACTTGGTTAAATTTTGGTTAACCCTTGATTAAGTTTTAGCACTTAAATGTTCCGTAGGGTGTTAAAAAGAACTCGGCAGAACCCTTTCGGTTAGGTGGAAATGCCTCTACCCAATCACTTATAGCATCTATCAAAAAATCTCGGTCGTCTTCCATTGTGGATAAATTCTGATAGAATATTTTTTCATCGTAGTACAAGTCGTCCCCCAGTGGGTTTTCTAAGTCGGAAATTTCTAATCCATCTTCTGCTAGTAATTGCTCACAAGTTAAGTTTTCAGCAAAGATTTCTTGTAATTTACTGGTTGACAGTGTTTCTAGATACCGGAGGTAAGTAGTCATAATCGGTTTCCTTTTTGGTTGGTTGTTACTATTATGGCATTGTTTAAGGGGTAAAGTCTAGTGGACAGTTAAGGAACTGTCACACTCCCTACTTAACTAGGTTAAGTTTATGCAGGTCTTTTATAGCCGTTTTGAAGCGGTGTGTCAAGGGCTAACCTGATTAAGTCTATGTGTGTTTTTCTGGTTTCTAGGAACTCCGGACGGTTACGGGTTATCACCTTGAGTTGATACCCGTAGTGTTCCTCTAGGTATTTTTTATCCCATGAATAATCATAAAAAGTGGCAGGGAAAGTATTGTTAATAACCTCACAGGGGTCACATGAACCATGCTCCCCTACATATTCCCATGATAGACATTTATAGGGGTTATCGCAACTGACGATTTCTGGAAAAATGGCGATAATACGCCAAGTGTATTTTTCCCATTTACGGAAGATTACTTTTGTGGGGTTTTCAGTGGTCATAATTGGTTTCCTCGTGATGTTTTCATTATAGCACTTTTCGGGGGACTGTCAAGGGTTAACTTGGTTAAATTTTGGTTAACCCGTGATTAAGTTGAGGTTAGACTAGAAACTGTGCCATGCGAGCTATTTCAGCTTCTCTGATTTCTAGGAACTCCCGACGGTTTCGGGTTATTACCTTGAGTTGATAGCCGTATTGTTTTTCTAGGACTTCCTTATCCCAAGCATATTCATCGGGACTTGCCGGTACAGTATCGCTAATGACCCAATGGGGGTCACATGAACCATGCCCTCCTACATATACCCATGATAGACATTCATAAGGGTTATCCGTACTGACGATTTCTGGAAAAATGGCGATAATACTATTTGAGTATTTTACCCATTTACGGAAGATTACTTTTGTCGGGGAGTTGTCAGTAGTCATAATGTTTCCTCTTTGGTTGGTATGTTACTATTATGGCATTGTCTAAGGGTAAAGTCTAGTGGACAGTTAAGGAACTGTCACACTCCCTACTTAACTAGGTTGGATTGAGTTTAACTTAGTTGAACTCTATTCTAAGTAAATCCATCCACGAATGGCCATAGAGTCGCACTCACCAAAATTTTTTGAAGCTTCAGAAAGTCGGTCTAAGACCGCCTTATCACAACCTTTCTCATCCCAGAACCCAGAACCATAACGATTACGGTTTAGATAGAAGTTATGACCAACGTGGTCTTCGCTAAACCCAGACTCTAGAAAGATATTAATATCCTCTTGGTTTTCGCTTACGAATCGTTCTACATCATCCCGTGCGGACAGTAGTGATTTTTTGGTGAAACCGTGACCCATTTTAGGGAAATCCTCTCCATTTTCCCCCTGACAACACCATTCTGCGGCCGTTAAATAACCACTTATAAAGGGGAAAACATCATCAGGGACGTGGTTAGGGTTAAATTGGGGCATATTTTTGGCTCCTGTGCTTGGTTTTAAGGGTTTAAGTCTGTGTGTCAAGATTAAATTTCTTGCCAGAGTAGGTTTTTTTGCAATCATTACACTGGAACACGGAGTAAGGTTTTCCGTTTACATCCTTTTTAGTGGCTCGTTTCCGAACATTAAATGAACCGCAATGGGGGCATCGTTTTCCGACTAGGTATTCATAAAAACCTTTAGATTTTTTTAACCATTGTTCATCGGAAATAATTCCTTCTCCCCAATCTGATAAATCGGGCAAAATTTTGGACAGAATTGGTAATCTTGAATGAGTCATACGTTTTAATTGGTAAGGGTTAAATGGGGTTAGATTGGGTTAGGAAGATTCACTACTTGTCAAGGGTTAACTAGGTTAAATTTTGGTTAACCCTTGATTAAGGTTAGGACAGGGTTAATTCTAATTGGATACCGTCTTCCCAACGAGTAACATTAGTGCATCAAGTAAATCCGACCGTTGTGGTGTGCTTAAATCTTCAAATCCGAAACTACCATGTAAACCCTGATATACTTCACATATACTAACTGTTTCATCGTTTAGATAGTCTAAGAATGGATTTATGACCTTTAGTAAGTCTTCTGGGGATACCAATAGGTCTATTTCATGACGATACTTATAGGCTATTTTGTCCTCTAATTCTGGTAATATCTCCAAAATTTCCTTAGCACACTCATTACATCCTGTCTCGTTCCAATATTCCATCCATTTTTCATTTAGTATTTCACCGTACACTTGTTCGTCTAGCAGGTAATAAACGGTCTTTGTCTTCTCAATAAGGTTGTCAATCTCTTCCACTAGGGGACTATCCTTTTTTAACAGGATGGCTGTAAACCGTCCGAAAAACCCACGAAAACTAGCTTCTATACAGTCCTCATTGTTAATAAAACGGGATAGCACTCGATAGTTCGCCATATCCATTAAATCCGACGCATCGGACTGTGAATAGACAACATAATATCCTTCGTAGTTTATGCCAAAGAAGTTATCTTGGCATAATTTCAGGTGTTTCGCTTTCATTTTTTCCTTCCTTGATTGGTTTAGATTGGTTTAGATTGGGTTAGATAGGGTTAGATTGGGTTAGATTGGGCTAGTAGGTATGAAATCCCTTGCTATCGAAGCAAAATAACTCCATATAAGTTCGAGAAATTTTAGAATGAACAAAAGCCTTAATCTTTATTTGATTTTCTGGCATCCAAGCTTCTAAAGTAGTATAATATGACTTTAAGAAGCTTTTTAGTTGTGCATTATTCTTGACTTCTAAATCAAAGCTTAATCGATTTTGAATCTCGCCAGTTGTATCCTTAATTAAGCGATTTTCAGAGTTGCGAACTTCAAAACAAATAACAAATTTTTCCGACATTTTGCCCTCTTTTGTGTTTCTACTGTTTACCGATAACTGATAACTGATGACTGATAATTAATCCTCTAATTCCCAATCTACATAATCGAGATTATCACGCCAGTCAAGCAGATTGGGCATCTCATTCTCATCCCCAAAACTAAGCGTGATAGCCGGGTAGATGTTTTCAAGCAATTCTAAGGCTTGTTTTTTGCTAGAAGCGGGCAAGGTTACTTCCAATTCAATGCGAAGTATTCCAGTAAATTCTTTAAGTTTTGTCATTGTTTCCTCGTTGGTATCCATTATGGCATTTTTCATCTGGTCTGTCAAGTCTTTTTGGAGTGGACAGTTTAGGAAGTGTCCACTGTCTAAGCCCTTAGCTACGGGTTATATTAGTCTTCATCGGAGTAACAATCCCTGAATTTATATTCACTTTCAGGGTCTGTCCAGTCTATAACTACATTCTCCGATTTAATTTCCAAGTCTGCCATAAAATCAGTTGGCATTCCCTGAAAATCCCCAGTATTATACAGTAACCATTCCTCTATTCCTTCTTTAACATCTCCATTCTGTTTTATTTTTTCCTCAATGCCATCTAATTGATAGCTGTCTAGGAAAATCTCTTGACACTGTTCTTGACCGTACCAACCGTACCCGATTAGTCTTACGAAGCTTTTAACTACTATGTACTTCATGATTTTTGGTTTCCTGTTTGTTTTGGTTGATGTGTCTATTATGGCATTGTTTTTCTGGACTGTCCACCTTTTTTGGGGTGGACAGTTTAGGAAGTGTCCACTAGGGGTTGAATTGGGGATAACTGTCTCTCAAACGTCCCCTGTACTCTTGACAGTATTCACTAAAGTCAAAACTGTTACTTCCCATATAG